CCCGACACTCTCTCTCCATCGACCACCAGTCCGAGCCTTGTAGGGCCCTTTGAAGGTCAGTCAAGGCCATCGTGGAGTTAGTTCAAGCCCTGCCTAAACATGGCCAGCAGGGGGCAAAGAAAAAGAAACTCATGGGTGCAATAAAACCACGCATTATGACCCCAGCATTAAAGGGCAAATCTTTGGGCCCTGAATTTATAGAATTTGCCGCCAAATGTGGATACACCATGATGCCCTGGCAAAAATACATTGCCAATGATTTTCTCACCATTAACAGCGATCGAGAGTTCATCCGCAAGACTGTGGGGATCATGTGCGCACGCCAAAACGCTAAAACAACGCTTATGGTTTATCGGATTTTATTTGGCCTCTTTGTGCTGGGTGAAAAGAATGTTGTGGCTATGTCATCTAAGAGAGGCATGGCAGAGGACACATTCCGGGAAGTCTGCGCGGTCATCGATGCCAATGACTTCCTGCGCGTGCAGGTCAAACTCAATCGCGGTGAGGTCGGCTATCGCGGCAATGGCAAGGAGCATTTAGATCTTCTCAATGGGGCCAGGTATGAGATTGTGGCAGGCAATGCTGAGGGTGCGCGTGGCAAATCTGCCAATTTGCTATTTATTGATGAGGCGCGATTTATTACTGAGGAGGCGTGGGCAGCTGCTAAACCAATAACCATTGCCATGTCGGGCCGTGCTCAGACTTATGTCTGCTCCAATGCCGGTGATGCATTTTCCTCAGTGCTCAATTCCCTGCGCGATAAGGCCATTTCTTACCCATCCAAATCCCTTGGCTGGTATGAATACAGCGCGCCGCCATTTTCAAAGCCTACAGATAAAAAAGCCTGGATTGCTGCAAATCCTGCGCTAGGCATAACGATTACTGAAGATGGCTTAGAGGAGGCCCTATCAACGGTGCCCATGGAGAAATTTTTGCCTGAGCACTTGTGTATGTGGGTTTCATCCCTGGCAAGTCCTTGGCCGCTAGGTGCGTGGGAGGGTTGTGCAGATCGCAACCTAACAATTCCCGTTGGCCCCGATACATTTATGGCATTTGATGTGGCAATCTCCAAACGCACGGCATCCTTGGTTGCTGGCCAATTCCTGCCTAATGGCAAGATTGCAGTGGGGATTATGGATCAATGGAGATCAGATACGGCAGTGGATGAATTAAAGATTGCAGCTGATATTAAAACCAAGTGGGTAGATAAGTATTTTCCGCGCATGATTATGTTTGACCATTACTCAACTGCGACCATTGCCGCCCGGCTTGGCGCAAGTGGGTGCAGGATGATCGATGTGTCGGGCACTGAGTTTTACCAGGCATCATCGGATTTGCTTGATGCCCTTTCCAATAATCGCATTGTGCACATGGGCCAGGAATCATTTGATGCCCAGATGGATGCGTGTGCGGCTAAACAAAATGACAGCGGCTGGAGATTGGTTAGGCGTGCCTCAGCCGGCGACATTTCAGCACCGATTTCACTAGCCATGATTGTCCACAAAATGCAGGAACCACAATCTAATCCCATGGTAATTGCAGGCTAGACACGCCCAAATGTGTCAAATGTCCGCTATGTCCATTTTGCGTGGTATAGGGCTATTATGCCACCATGGGTATATTGTCGGCATTGCGATTGGTCAAGGATGAACCCGACACATTAAAAAATCAATACGCCCCAGCAGTAATGAATTCAGCCTATGGCATTGGGGCATTTAGCGATTATGCGACTGGATTTGATTACTCATCGATTGATCTTAACAGTGCGCTGCAAGTGCCCACGGTCAGTAAGTGCAGGCAGTTAATTTGCGGAACCATTGCAGGAATTCCATTATCACTCTACAACAAGCGCACCGGTGAGGAGTTGGGTTCACCTATTTGGTTAGATCAACCCGACATCCGACAACCGCGCAGTGTAACGATTGCCTACACAATCCAATCATTGTTGTTTTATCAAACTGCTTATTGGGAAGTGACATCTACATATTCTGATGATGGCAGGCCTGCACGATTTGCATGGGTAGCCAATGATCGCGTTTCACCAAAATTAAATGCACGCAATACGGAGATCGAATATTACACAGTGGACAATGAAGTGCGCCCCATGTCGGGCCTGTCCAGTTTAATTACTTTCCAGTCACTTCAACCTGGTGTGCTCGCAACCGGGGGTCGCACAATAAGGGCATCTTTGGATTTGGAAAAAGCAGCTGCGATTGCAGCCCAAACGCCAATTCCGTCAGGTTTTATTAAAAATTCTGGTGCCGATCTTCCTGAAGCACAGGTGCAAGGAATACTTGCAGCATGGAAGGCCGCTAGAAATTCGCGCGGAACGGCTTATCTCACTTCCACTTTGGATTATTCCACTACCTCATTTTCACCTTCTGAAATGATGTACACATCGGCAAAACAGGAATTAAGTACCGAAATTTGCAGGCTTATGAATGTGCCGGCATACATGGCCTCATCTGATGCAAACAAATCGATGACATATCAAAATGTCCTTGATGCACGCAAAGAGTTTTATGCATATACCTTGGCTCCTTATGTATGTGCCGTGGAGGATCGCCTGAGTATGGATGACATTACAAATGCAAATAATTTGGTGCGTTTTAAAAGTGATGAGACATTCTTGCGTGCTGATGCAACTGCACGCCTTGCAGTCATTGAGAAGATGCTTGCACTCAATCTCATTACTTTGGATCAAGCCAAAGCGATGGAGGACTTAACACCGAATGGAGATGCATCATGAAGTTAACATTTAGTACGCCAATACAGGCAGCCGATACTGAGAGGCGCATGATTACCGGCACAATCATGGAATATGGGGCAACTGGTCAAACATCAGCTGGGCCTGTTGTATTTGAGCAAGATTCCATTCAAATGCCGTCAGCAAGTCGCATAAAATTATTGGCACAACATAATGCCAATGATCCGATTGGCCGTGCACAATCATTTAGCAGCCAAGGCAGTTTTATTTATGGATCGTTCAAGATTTCAAACAGTAGCAAGGGTACAGATTATTTGACTCTTGCAGCGGAGGATTTAGTCAGCGGGCTTTCCGTGGGTGTTGAGGTTATCTCATCACTACCCAAAGACGATTACCTCCTAGTGACTAGCGCACGGCTCGTTGAGGTCAGTTTGGTCGAATCTCCGGCATTTGAAAATGCGATAGTCACCAGTGTTGCCGCAAGCGAGAGCGAAGCGGAGCAAGTACCAACCAACCCACAAACAGAAAGCGAGGCAGTCATGACGACAGCCCCAGATACAACAGCCCCAGAACCTGAGGCAGAGGCTCCAGTTGTGGAAGCCTCTCGCCCAGTTATTTCAGCAGGTTACATGGTGGGAGAAGTACGCTCACCAATTAAGACACAGGCACAATACATGGAGCACACAATCAAAGCCACATTAGGCAGCGATGTATCCCGTGATTATATTCGTGCAGCAGATGGACAAGCACGCAGAATTGAAGCCGCAAATGATTCCTTTACAACTAACCCAGCATTTTCTCCAACAATTTTCTCACCAACAGTTATTGACACATCACTGATGGTGCGCCCAACAATCGATGCACTTGGTGGTGCTCGCGCACTATCAGCATCGGGCATGACAATCTCACATCCAAAAATCACAACCAATGCAACAATTTCAACTGTTGCAGAGGGTCAATCAACAGCTGCTACTCAGATTGTGAGCGCGTATGTAAATGCCACAGTCGTAAAACTGGCCGGCACACAGATTATGTCAACGGAACTTTTAGATCGATCTGAACCATCATTCTATGCAGCAATGTATGAGAATTGCTTGCGCGCATACGCTAAGGCATCAGATGCAGCAGTAATCGCCGAGATTGTTAGCGGCGGAACATTGTGTGCAACAACAGTGGCAGCAAGTGCAACTGGTGTACAGCAATTTGTTGGCGCAGCTGCTCCAGCAGTATTTGCCGCAACTGGTGAATTGGCCTCTGCATACATTGCAGGAACATCACAGTGGTCATTGCTTATCAACGCACAAGATGGTTCAAATCGCCCAATTTACGCAGCAGCCCAGCCTCAAAATAGTGCAGGTATGTCAATGCCAAATAGCATCCGTGGCAATATCCTTGGATTAGATCTGTATGTTGATCCCTACATGGTTGCAACAACTATCGATGACAGCGCATTTGTTGTTGCTAAGTCAGCAATCTGCATTTATGAGTCACCAAAATTGACTCTATCCGTCAATGTAGTTGCTACTGGTGAAATTTCCGTTTTGCTATATGGTTATTTTGCCACCAAAACTTTGGTGTCCGGCGGCCTACAACGCTTTAACCTCACCTGATAAAACCCTAAGCCGCTTGCAGGGTTAGGAGGCCCTGGCCCTGCAAGCCTTATCAAAGAAAGGATGATGATGGCCGCGACATATACGACAATGCAAGAATTACGCGACTCACTTGGAATTGGGACCCTGTACACAGATCCAACAGTTGAAGAATGTTGCCAGACTGCCCAGGATCTCATCAATTCATTTCTTTGGTTTAACACAGCACCATTGGTTGCAACAGGCCGGGCATCTAATGTCGCCACTATCGTCATTGCAAGCCCTGGCCAATTTGTGACAGGCCAGTCAATTACTATCACCAACTCAGGCGCAGGCTATAACGGCACTAAGACAATTACTGGCACGGGCCCTTATGCAGTAACAACCACCACAGTGTTTTTGCCAAGCCGCTACAACTATCCTTTGGGGTATCAATACATTCAATTTGCTAGTGTGGCAGCCGATGATCCCATGCATTTGGTGCAACCTTATGGCAGCGTGGCAGGCCCAGATGATAAACAAACTTCGTACGCGGCAACAGCGGCCATTAGGTCGGCCAGCCTTATGCTGGCCACAAACATTTGGCAATCCCGTCAAGCCACTCAAAATGGCGGCATGGGCATCGATGGTTACGCGCCAAGCCCTTTTAGAATGTCCAACACTTTGATGGCATCGATTAGGGGATTGCTTGCGCCATACCTTAATCCAAGCGCAATGGTCGGATGAGCGATGGCGGCAGCACTAACAACACTACGCACAACGATTGCAGCGGCTCTAGCCAATGCCGGTGTGTGGTCAACTTTCTCATTTCCACCACCAGTAATTCTTGCCAATTCAGTGATAGTTGCGCCCAGTGATCCCTACCTTGTGCCCAGCAATAACTCTCAGGCATCGATTGCCTGCATGGCTAACTTCAAAATTATTATGACAGTGCCTTATCTGGACAACCAGGGCAATTTGAATGGCATCGAATCCACCATCGTTGCAGTGTTTAATAAACTTGCATCATCATCAATAGTATTCAACATTACCGGGGCAAGTGCCCCATCCTTGTTGGATGCTCCCAGTGGGCCCATGCTCACATCCGATTTCTCAATCACAGTCCTAACCACTTGGTCATAAGGAGATAAACATGAGCGATACAAACGCAGAGAATTTGGCTTGGCTTATCAAGGTTGGCCAAATCAAAGACCCAAAAGAGGCTGCTGAGCCAACGACAACAGAAAAAGAGGAAAACTAAATGGCAATATATTTGAATAATAATGTTGGCGTGAAACTTGCACCCCTTGCAACGCCAACTGTTCCATCGATCGACATCTCATCTTATGTAAGCGCAGTAACTTTGACGCAATCATTTGATGAAATTGAAGTCACAGCAATGGGCGATTCTGCACATAAATTTGCAAAAGGATTGCAAGCAGCAACACTGACTATTGACTTTTTCAATGACTGGGCAGCTGCTCAGGTCATGGCCACTTTGGGAGCAGCATGGGGCACAACCATTGCTGTTTCAATGATTACTGGAAATGGTGCAACACCACAAACAGTTTCAGCCACCAACCCAACATTTCAATTTTCAATCCTTGTCAACAACCTGACTCCAGTAGGCAATGGCGGCGTTGGGGATGAAGCGGCATCAAGTTTGTCCTTCACAGTCAACACAGTCGTGACTCAATCATCATCCACTCCATTCTAAGGATAAAAACATGGCACGCTTAAAAATCACCAGGGCCTCTGGGGAAGTGATTGTGCAAATCACCCCAGTGGTTGAAGTAGCCTTTGAAAAATACGCAGGTTCAGGAATTCATAAAAGGTTTCGTGACACGGAATCTCAGACTGATATCTACTGGCTTGCGCATAATTGCCTCCAGCGCGTTGAGGTCATCCCTCCATTTGGAGATGAATGGCTCAACACTCTTGTATCCGTTGAAGTAATGGATGATGAACCTGTAAAAAAATAGATCGGGGCAGCCTCACTTACCTAGTGGCCTCACTAGCAGTGGAGATGCACATAAGCCCTAATGAAGTCCTTGCCATGGATGAAAGGATGTTCAAGGCGGTATTGCAAGTGTTTAACGATCGAGCGAAGGAGCGTGCCAGTGCCACTAGACATCACAGGCGTTGAGTCCACTCTCAAGGCAATGCGCAAATTCGATAGGGATCTCACCAAGGAGATGAACAAAGACATCAAGGCCGTCATGCTTGGCATTCGTGATAAGGCCCGGGCAGATGTGCCCATTGGATTCCCCACTTACCTTTCAGGCTGGGAAAAGCGTGGCAAGATACAAAGCCAAGCGGTGTTTAACACAGGTGGGCGCGTGCGCAAGTTTCCACTCTTTGACACAGCTGAGGTCACGGCTGGCATCGTCTATCGCCAAGGCAAAAGCCGCCAAAACAAACAGGGCTATCGCGCTCAATATTATGTGCGCAATAATTCACCAGCAGGTGCCATTTATGAAACCGCCGGGCGCGTGCAGTCAGGTCAACAAGGTGCATCCAATAACCCACAGGCAGGCCAATTATTCATTGGTGCTATGGGTTCACTCTATGGTAAAGGCCCAGAGCGTGGCCGATTGATATTTAAGGCATGGGAACAAGATCAAGGCAAGGCAACCCTGGCCGTGGCCAAGGCCATTGATAAGGCCGTCAATATATTTAATGCTGTTGGTGGGGCTGGCAATCAAGCAAGTTATGTGGCGGTGGCATAGTGCCAAATTTATTAGTCACGGCCACAACCCGTTATGACCCCAAGGGATTAAACAAAGCCAAGAAACACATCAGCAGTTTTGATAAATCCGTCAAAGCAATGGGCAAAACATTGGCAGGAGTTTTTGCTGCACAAAAGTTATTGGCTTTTGGCAAGGCATCCGTCAAAGCATTTGTAGCAGATGATAAAGCCGTGCGGATGCTTGGCAACTCCTTAAAGAATATAGGCGCATCTTATGCAGCCACAGGCGTTGAGGATTTTATTGCCAAGTTACAAAAAACCACAGGTGTCCTTGATGATGCTTTAAGGCCAGCACTTCAAACCTTATTGACTGCCACAGGCGATGTAACAAAATCCCAAAATGCATTGGCCTTGGCCTTAGATGTCAGTCAAGCCACAGGTAAGGATCTAAGTGCAGTCAGCATTGCATTGGCCAAAGGATTTCAGGGCAACACCACTGCATTAGCCAAAATGGGTGGGGCTGTATCAAAGGCAACCTTGGCAACAGGCGACATGAACAAAATCACGGCTGAGTTGACTGCCAAATACAAAGGATCAGCCCTCACAGCTGCACAAGGTTACTCAGGGCAAATGGATAAACTGGCCGTGGCATCAGCCAACGCCAAAGAGATTATTGGTAAGGGTTTATTGAACTCTATTTCATTGCTTAGTGGCCAAAATGGTGTCAGTGATACAGCAGATTCTATGGAAAGGCTTGCCACCAATACTGCTGATGTCATTAAAGGCATTGCTATCTTGGCCGCCAAATTAAAAAGTTTCAAATTATTTGCTGCAATTACCAACACTTTAAGTGATGTAGTAACCATGGGGCCATTGGGAGGCTTGGCACGATTAGGACAATCTAAAGTCAAAACAGGTTACGGCCAACAAAGCCCGGGAGATCGCAATTTAGCAGTGGCAACTAATAAGAAATTGCAACTGCAAAAGGCAGTGGAATTGGCTGCACTCCTTGCTAAGAATAAGGCTCTTAAAGAGGAAGCCCAGATGAAAAAGGATCAGGCTGCTTTGGATGCACTCAAAGCCAAGTTTGATTTAGAGCGCATAGGCCTTAATGCTGCATTGCTCAATGCAACGGATGAGGAAACCAAGGCACGCATTAGAGCGCAAATTGCCATTCTTGATGAAACGGGCAAAACAGCCCAGGCCGCCAATGATGCATTGGTCAAGGCCCAGGCAGATAAAGTAACGGCAGAATTGGCCGCCGCCGATGCATTAAAATACTTGGCCTTACAAACTGGTTATGCATCACTTGGCATCATTAAATGGTTGAGTGCCTTGGAGTATTCACGCGAAAGATTTGGCAACGCTGGAGCAGGTTATGTGCCGCCAATGATTCCTGGCGGTGGTGCACCTGGAATTGATAACTCAGCAGCAATCCTTGCAGCAGCCCTTGCAGCAGCGGCGGCAGCAACAGCGGCGGCATTAGCAAAATCACAGGCAGATCTGGCGGCATTTCAAAAAGCAGCGGCAGAAGCAGCGGCGGCAGCCGCCTTGATTGCCAGTGGTATCGTAGATGAGTTAACAAAAAAAGCAGCGGCAGAAGCAGCGGCGGCAGCAACAGCGGCAGCAGTTGCCTTAGCAGCAGCCCTTGCAGCAGCAGCGGCAGCAGGAACCACAGGCACGACCACAGGCACGACCACAGGCACGACCACAGGCACGACCACAGGCACGACCACAGGCACGACCACAATAGATGACTCAGTCAGACCTGGTGATTTTCCAACAACAAACACTGCAATCATTCCTGACACCATTGTTGGAGAAATTGACACAGCCGCATTGGGTAAATTGATAAGCGCCATCAATTCATTTGCATCTGCCAAAGATGGCGGCATTACAGTAACCATCAATGACAATACAAGCGGCCTCATTGAAATTGTCCAAGATGCCGTTGTGGACAATACACGCAATGGTAATAACCTATTTGTGGCAGGCTCAATTTAATGACAGTGCCAACAGTCAATGCATTCATAAACTTCTCAACGGGCCCTAGTTTTGCTCAAGCCATGATTTTAGATCAAGGCATACTTGACACCAATGTGTTGGCAGATGCAGCTGCCGTTATTGTCGATGTTTCCAATGTGGTCAACAGCATTCAAACTAAGCGTGGGCGCAGTGTGCAGACCAATCAATTCCAAACTGGCACATTGACATTAGTGATTGTCGACCAAAATGGGGACTTCAACAGCCAGAACACAGGAGGGCCTTACTATTCTCTTTTGACTCCAATGCGCAAGGTGCAGATTACGGCCACCTACACCGACACTGTGACTTCCATCAGCACCACTTACCCAGTCTTTTCTGGATTTATCACGGGGTATTCCACATCCATCCCAAAGGCTGGCACATCTGAGGTGGCACTTACCACCATCACAGCCGTTGATGCATTTCGTTTGGCAGCAAATGCCCAGATTTCAACAGTGGCAGGCACAAGTGCAGGTCAATTAAGCGGTGCGCGAATCAATAACATCCTTGACCAAATCTCTTGGCCAGCATCAATGAGGGATGTGGATGCCGGGCTCACCACGCTCCAAATCGATCCTTCAACTCCTAGGACCTCATTGGCAGCCTGCCAAACAGTTGAAACCACAGAATTTGGCGCATTTTATGTGGATGCCACTGGCAGTTTCGTGTTTCAAGATCGGTCAGTCACAGCCTCTAGCGTTGCAGGCACCCCAGTAGTTTTTAGCGATGATGGCCTTGGCATCGATTACTTCAATGCCGTATGGGTACTCAATGACTTGCTTATCTTTAACTCAGCCCAGATCACGGCCACTGGGCTTGCTGTTCAAACCGCTACGGATTCAGCAAGTGTCACCAAGTATTTCTTGCACTCCTACAATCAGCAGAATTTGCTCATGCAAGATACGGCAACGGCCCTCAACTATGCCCAGGCATTTGTAGCATCAAATGCTGAAACAACAGTGCGATGTGATGCCATTGAGTTGGATCTCTATACCGACAATTACAACGCAGGCATCATTGCAGCCCTTGACTTGGATTTCTTTGATCCTGTAACCATTACAACAGCCCAACCGGGAAGCACAGATTTGACCAAAACCTTGCAAGTCTTTGGCAAGGCCATGAATATCACGCCAAACCAGTGGCGCGTGGTCATGACCACGCTGGAACCAATAATTGATGCGTTTATCCTTGACAGCGCGCTTTACGGGATTTTGGACACCAATGTACTATCCTACTAATATGAAAGAATCAGGTGCACGATGACAAAACAAACTTTCACCACGGGCCAGGTCCTTACGGCCAGTGCGATGACATCATTACAGGCCACAGCCCTTGGAGGCGGCGCGACTACGGCTAAGACGGCCTCTTATGTCCTGGTCGCCGCTGATGCTGGGACAGTTGTACAGATGAATAGTGCCAGTGCAACAACCATCACAGTCGATACAGCTCTGTTTGCAGCTGGGGATACTGTACAAATACAAAATGTAGGCGCAGGAGTCTGCACAGTTACGGCAGGCACAGCGACAGTTAGCACTAGCGCAACGCTTGCCCTCAAGCAATACGATGCTGGCACGCTGTACTTCAACACTACTAGCGCGGCCTTTTTCTTTGCAGTTGATGCCGCCGATACGCCATTAACAACTACAGGCGATATAATTTATTCATCTAGCGGATCAACGGCTGCCCGTCTAGGCATTGGCTCATCTGCTCAGGTGCTTACAGTTGCAGCAGGTATTCCAAGTTGGGCCACCGCCAGTGCTCCATCATTTAGCGGTTGCCGTCTAACTAAAGATCAAAACCAAACTCTGACTACAGCGAATACTTGGTATTCTTTAACTTGGCAAACAGAAACATATGATACAAACTCATATCACAACAATACTAATAACAGTAGAATTACTGTTCCTTCGACTGGTTACTATCTTTTTATGGTTCATTACGCACCAAATTCAACAGTCAATGTAAATTACGGGCAATTTAAGAAGAATGGATCAACTGATATAGAGTTTAGATTGATGAATGGTCAGACTAACATCTATCCCAGTGGTATGTCATCAACCGCTATTTTCTATTTAGCGGCTAATGACTACATTGAATTTCAAGTTCAGGGGCCGAGCACTGGTGGCTTAATTTACGGCGACAATATCTGGGCTGGCGCAACCGCAATTACTTGCCAATCATTAGGAGCGTAAAAATGACAATATACACTTTCCCAATACCTATAAATCTTGACGGGGAACAATTAAGAGCAGAATTAAAAGCCGATTCAGTATATGTGGCTGATAATTTATTATATGTCGTGGGAAATTTAACCGAAGACCAAATCAAAACAGGGTTGGCGGCTCACAGACCCATAATTGCGCCTGATAAATCAGCCGACAAAGCCGCACTGCTTGCCAAACTTGGCATAAGCGAAGACGATCTTAAAACACTACTAAGCTAGGAGAATAAAATGGGACCAGTACAGTTTAATGTAAGTAATGAAACTAAGTACGATCTACGCATACAAGCATCCAATGGCGCACAAGCTGGAGCCGTAGCAGGGGCCAGCACAGGCCTAAGTTTTACACCCGATGACACAAATATTACCTGTGCTATGCGCTGGTATGCCGATGGTATCTGCATATTGCAGGGCAGCGTAGCCTGGTCGGCTGGCGGCTCAGGGGCCGATGATGGCTGGAGTACCAGTAATTTAATCTGTATGAACGGGCAAGCTAACGGCGTAGGATTCTCAGGCTGTAATGAGGGCTGGGTAGAGCTGCAGCCCTATAACCTTATGGCTAACGGCGGCGAGGTTAGCGTTACTTATACCAATGCCTAAATGCTAACAAGTTACAACGGCTGGCCTGCATCAAAGGATCAGGGCGAGATAGGCATAAAGTCCTACCCCGTGCCAGGCACACTTATTAAACTGCGATGCGCCGAGAAGGTAGCACCTCTTTTAGTAGGCTTTGCTGCTGAGTACCATAACTTAATAGAGCCGTTAGATGTTGGCAGCCTAGATGACTGGGGTTATTGCTATCGGATGGTGCGAGGCACTACGGATAAATTAAGCAACCACTCATCCGGCACGGCCATCGATCTTAATGCGAGCCGTCATCCATTGGGCCAAGTGGGAACATTTGAGCCGGGCAAGGTACCAATGCTCAGAGCACTTGCACACAAATATGGATTGACTTGGGGAGGCGATTACAAGGGCCGTAAAGATGAACAACATTATGAAATTAGCATTGATGCAGTCAAGGTGGCGGCATTGATTAAAAAAATACAAGGAGTACAACTATGAAATCACAACTCAAAGCGGCGGCCTTGTCGTATGTAAGAGCAGCACTGGCATCAGCTGCTGCCCTGTATCTTTCAGGGATATCGGATCCAAAGACTCTGGCAAATGCATTTATTGCCGGCCTAGTCGGGCCAATCCTGAAGGCATTGCAACCAAGTGAGCAGCAATTTGGATTGGTAAAAAAGTAAGATGAATGTCCAGGCATGGGTGGCCGTGGCCGTAGGTGTTATGGCCATCCTGTCTGGGCTATATGCAGCCGTGCGCTTCATTGTGCGCTCCATTATGGCTGAAATAGGCCCAAAGGCCAACGGATCAAGCCTCAAGGAGCAGGTCAATAGGCTTGAGGCACGCCTAGACCACATTTACACCATCCTGCTGGAGCGTTAGACACGCCGAAAGCCGTCTATCTTGTCTATCCTGTTCATATCGTCTATCCTAGCCATATCACCAAATGGTGGTACTTAGGAAAGGGCCTCACATGTCAAGAATGGCAGATTTATACATCGACATCAGCAACAAGTTGGAGAAGGAAAGCAAGGGATTTGCAGCCATGGTGGATTGTGGTTGTGACTCATGCGAGGATCAAAGCATCAAGGCGATTGAGCGCACATTCAAATCTATGAGCGATGCTGATTTATGGAAGTTGGCACAATCATGAAAATTACTTTAGACATCACGGCAAAAGACTTTGACCATCTTACATCGATGCAAATGCGTTGGGCTGGCACCGATTGGAAAGAAAAAGATGGCCGATTTGACACAATTATCCCACAAACAGAGATTGACTATGGTTGGTTATTTGCATTTTGGTGTGAGAATTACTCAGATTACTTACTAGCAGCTGCTTATCTCAAATCAATTGCTGAGCCACACCAGGCACTCTTTGATGGTGCAACAGGTGACATTGCAATCCTCACAGATTACGCTGCAACATGGAGCGACTAATGGAGCCAACATACCTGAGCACAACTCAGATGGCAGCAATGCTAGAAATCTCATCTGGCACATTGCGGCGCATGGTACGCGATGGCAAAATCAAAGCGATGAAGCCGATTGGTGGTCAATTCCGCTTTGACATGGATCAGACAATCCAGGCTTATTGGAAACTTGAAGGCGAGGCAGGCAAGTGAGCGCATTTCCTGATTGGGCAATCTTTACAATTATTACAACAATGTGCAGCGTGATTATGTATGCAGGCTATTTGATGGGCAAGGAGGCTGGCCTTGATAAAGGTTTTCAGGCAGGCTTTGATTTGGGCAAGGGAGTGGGCCGCCGCGAAGTGGCCAACCAATAATGACTTACCAACGCACATCACTAGAGGCATTGCTGGCTGTTGAGCCGCATATTGGCTCAATCAATCGCGCCGTCTATTCATACATTGTAAGCCGTGGATTAGAAGGTGCAACCGATCAAGAGGTGGAAAGTGTTACGCGCATCGATGGCAACAGTGTTAGGCCATCACGGGGCTCATTAGTTAAACAGGGCCTTGTCTTTGATAGTGGTCGAACCCGGCCAAATGCCAAGGGCAACAACTGCATTGTGTGGATTGCCCTAGATGAAGGGATGATGTTATGAGTTTTGCAATGGATGATTATGTCGATGTGGCAGAGCGTATTAAGCGCGTTAAAGAAATGTACCCAGAGGCCGTGTTTAGGCCGTCAAATCCCATGGAGCCGTTTAAGATAATTGAGGTTGCTGGCATTACCTACATTGCCTACACAGCTGCACTTTATCGTGATCCGTTTGACCCATGCCCTGCCATTGCTTGTGCCTGGGAAGAAATACCAGGGCGCACCCCTTACACCAAGGGAAGTGAGTTGATGAATGCTGAAACAAGTGCGTGGGGTCGTTGCGCTATTGCTATCGGCATACCGAGCAAAAAGATTGCAAGCATCCAGGAGATTAAAGCGCGCCAAGAGGCACCCAAGGCAACAGTGACGGCCATTAAAAAGCCTGAGCAGCAAGATGTTTATGACCCATGGGCTGCGCCATTAAGTGAGCCCGAGGTTTTACCCTTCGATGCGTACAACTGTATTCATGGCGAACGCATGGAGGTATCAGGTGAGAAGAATGGCAAGGCATACTATGGAATGGGTTGCCGTAAGGATCGAAACAGTGGTGAGCAATGCAATGCAAATTGGTTTGTGCTAAACGCTGAGGGCACCTGGGTACCAAAGATTGCAGCGGTTAAGTAATGGGATGGGCAGCTGTAATACCTAGCGAAGTCTGCTCAATATGCGGTGAGCGTAGGGATTTGGCCACAGGTCGATGGCGCTATGACCCACGGGTTGATAGGCGGTGGGCGTGTTGGGAATGCAAATGACTATTACAATCCGTTATGAGTGCCGTAAGTGTAAAAAAATAACCGAACAGATTGAGCGCATTATTACCGACAATTTGCCCGATCATGTCAAGGTGTTGCAATGCACCAGGTGTGGGGTTATGGGTGTGTGTCTATTGGAGCACGCCGATGGATAATCTATGGATGGGCCTCCTATTGGGGCTAGTGTTAGGGCGCATTCTCAGCCTATGGCTAGATAGATAATGCAAGAAGCATTGTTTAATTTTGCAAATTATGAAATTACAAGCGATGATTATTACACCGACTATCTAGGGTGCGGTAATAGTTATCCACAGGGGTTATCCACAAGCACCCCAAACCTGTGGGAAACGCCCAAGATTCACGCTGTTAGTTGACACGACCTATAAGATGCATAGCGCACGGCAGGGCCCGAAAGGGACAGCCCGGCGGTGTGTTGTGCATCTCTTGGCAGGGCTATGTCTATTGCTTGGCAGCCCTGGAGCAAGTGCAGTAGATATTAAAACAATACAACAATATGCCGGTCAAAGGCTTACACCATTAGAGTTCTCAGCTGCTCTAGTGCTCTGGACTAAAGAGAGCAATTGGAATATACGCGCTCGCAACGGCTCACATTATGGCTTATGTCAAGGGCGCAGTAAGTACATGGCAAGGGCTAATTACAAGCAACAGGTGCATTGGTGTATATCGTATGCGTATAATCGCTATGGATCGATGGCTTTGGCCTTAAAGCATTGGAGGCAATACGGATGGCATTAAGACACAACAACAACAGCAGTGAATTTAAGAAGCAACGATTGCGTGTGCTCAGGCGTGACCAACACACTTGCACCTATTGTGGTGCACCAGGGGCTAATCACTGTGATCACATCGTGGCCAAGGTCGATGGTGGTGGCGATGAGATGGAGAACCTGACAACAAGTTGCGCCGCGTGCAATCAACGCAAAGGTCGCAAATCTGTGGCCTTTTTTTTAGGCTCGACTTCTGC